AGATGCAGGAAGGTTGATAGATAGGTCGGAAAGTGTGGGCAAAAGTGCTGGGATGAAGGAGGTCGCTAGGAGAAAACAAGCCGCAGCGGAAGCTAACAATGTCAGCAACGCAAGCACAACCACTAACAACAACAATGTTACTTTAGCGATAAACGGTGGCGACCAAAACGAGGTTAGAAAAACTGTCGAACAGGTCCTACAAAACCAATACTTAGGGGCATAAATTATGGGAGTATTTTACCTCCAAGTTGAAAACGAGATATGGGAACTGGATTCGACATCGGATGTTACCCAGAGCTTAAAAGGCAGTCTATCGTCTTCGCGTGTTGAAGATGGCCGTGTAAGCTCTGATAACTATGTAACAGACCCTGTAACAGTAACTTTCTCCGGTATCATATCAGATGTAAAGTCACTAACATCGAATACTATAGTTGTAGGCTCTGGCGTTAAGAAAAATACAGAGGACTACTTGAGAACTTTGAAGGAAGTATACAGGCAAAAGAAACCTATTAGTGTTTCCTTTAGCTCTCAAAGTGAGTTCTTGAAGGATTGTTTTTTCACATCGCTAGATATATCTCAGAGTGTAAAGAACGGAGTTCACTACAACCCAGAACTAGGTTTTACCAGCTCTTATAGCCTGAGGTTTAGTCTCCAGCAAGTAAGGTATGCTAAATCAGCAGAGGTTGTAAGAGCGCCAGATGAGGCTTTAAGTGAAGCACTTGCAGCAGAGAGAGAAAGAAATGCAAGTACTACTGACCCTTGTGCAGGGGATGACGTTGACCCCGTATTGTGCAATATTAATCTTGAACTAGCTGTTTTAAAAGCGGGGAGGTAGCATATGGCTTTAAGTATACCAACACCAGACTACCCAAGCACCAAGCAGAATGTAACACTTGCAGGTAGGGATTACGAGCTGACTATTAGGTTTAACGAGAGAGATTCCCGATGGCGGTTAAGTATATCTTTAAACGGAGTAGTTGTTATTTCAGGTATAAAGTTACTTGAAAACAGGCGGTTGTTAAGCAGGTACATACTCCCAGATTTCAACCACGGTGATTTATTTTGTATGAGAAGGAAATCAACTAAAGACCCTGTTGGTAGGAAAAACTTGGGTATAGGGAAAGAGTACGAACTCATCTATTTCAGTAATGAAGAGTTATCATGAGAAATGTTTTTGGAAGAAGGTACTCTCTTGTTATAGGTAGGTTATCCCCCGAGGCTAGTGAAACAGTAGCTTGGTCAAAACAAGAGGTTACTGTTGTTAGTAATAGTAGGTTAAACCCTACTGTCGGGGGAACTAAAAGCTTATTGACTTCAGACTATCGAAAGGAGCAAGGGGCTTTTATAAGGATAACTGACCTTGACTTGAAGGCAGAGGTTGCATACATGAAAAGTACATCAGACAAAGGTGGCACTCAAAACAACATTATAGAGATAAGCAACCTTAGCGACCAAACTAAAGCTAAAATTAGGGAGAAAGATTTAATATTCCTTAAAGCTGGATACGAACAAGACGTTTTTGAAGAGGCCGATGAGGACTCATTACCTTTAATATTTGCTGGTCAGATAATAACTAAAACTACAACCAGAAAAAATGATGGTACTACAGTCACTGAGCTGATATGTGGAGACAACAGAGCGCCTAAGATTACTATTAAAGTCTCAGAGTCTTGGGGGCCAGAAACCCTATTGTCAACAGTTATAAATGATCTGCTAGAAGTTGCAGCAGCTAACGGAGTACCCACAGGTAAGGTTTTCGGGTTGAATGATATAGACTCACCGATAGCACAGCAACTTTACACTTATGGTTATTCTGCTAATGGTAATTTATTTAATGAAATACAGAAGGTTTGTGATAGTATAGACTTTCTATTTTATACAGCATTGGGTAAAATATACATAGAACCCAGAACAGGTAGGTCTAAAGGTGATCGGTATACGTTTATAAGATTAAACCCCGAGAGGCTGAAGAAGCCAATAGAATACATTTCGGACGGGAGTACGCCCAAGGGCGAAGACACCAGAGAGGGTGTTATAATTCACATATTCTTGGACGGTAGAATTTCACCTGAGATGTTAATACAGATTTACGACTTAAGCGAGGAGTTCGACGGTACATACACTATAAAAGCAATTAAGCACTCGCTGGAGTATGAAGGTAGCGATTGGGACACGGTAATAGAGTGTATGAGGGTTGTTTAATCCAGTAGTAAATTATGTCTAATTTTGAGGAGAAAAAAACATGAAAAAGCTAAGATTTTTAAGTAGTGTCATTGTTGCGCTGATGTTAAACTTTAGTGTACAAGCACAGGGTAGCAAAATTAGCTACAGTACTGTCGAAATTAGCTACAATACCCACGTAGCTAAGATTCTTAACGAGAACTGTGTGGTATGTCACCGCGAAGGCGGTATCGCCCCGATGCAACTATCAACGTATGACCAAGTACGCCCTTGGGCTCCCCTGATACAGTACAAAGTAGCACAGCGCGAAATGCCCCCTTACGCCTATGATCACGGAGTAGGTATACAAGACTTAGAAGGCGATTGGCGCTTAAGCGATGAAGATGTTGCAACAGTAGTAGCTTGGGTGAACCAAGGCTCGCCTCTTGGCGATGAGGACATTGTGCCTCCAGCAGCCGACCTCCCAGACCCTGAAGCATGGACTTTCGCATCAGAGTTTGGCGAGCCAGATCAAATTATAGCCTCAGTACCAATAGATATTCCTGCAAGCGGTAACGACTTGTGGAGCAAGCATTACGTATCCACTGAAACGGTAGTTGATCGTTGCCTCAGGGCGGTTCAGGTTAAGCCTCGTGGGAATGCGAAATCAGTTGTCCATCACGCCAACTCTGACTTGCAAGTTATGAATGCAGAGGGCGAGTACGAAGACTACGGCCAGTTGACTGAATATGCTATGGGTAAGTGGGGTGAGGTTATACCTGAAGGTGTTTGCCGCACTCTACCCAAGAACTCTCGTGTAGCGTGGGATATTCATATGTTCCCCAGCGGCCTTGGCGCAATGGCCCCCAATGCGGTTATCAAAAACAACGTGGTTGAAATTGGCTTGTGGTTCCACGATGAGGACTTCATAGCTAAAACCCAGCCATACAAGCAAGATTTAAGACTATATCCTTTGCGTTCTGGCTATGAAAATGGACACTTAATTGTTCCGCCTAATGGCTACACTATGACTCAGGGCTTCCACTCTTTCGATCACCCTGTACGTATCGACAGTTTTCAGCCTCACGGTCACCTACGTATGAATGCTGCTTCTTTAGAAGTGTTCTACCCAGCTACAGGCCGTACTGAGCAGATCAGCCAGATATCTAAGTGGAGCGCAACTTGGCATCACAGTCATATTTATAGTCCAGATGTAGCCCCCCTACTTCCTGCTGGTGCAGTGTTAGTAGTTAAGCAGTGGTACGACAACACTTCTGATAACCCAAACAACCCTGACCCAGATCAGTGGGTTGTAGGTGGTAGCCGAACAGGTGATGAGATGTCTCACGCTTGGATTGCAATCACTCACCTAGACGAAGAAGGCTATGCCGAGATATCGGCTGAACGAAAAGAGAACGAACAACGCTCACTAGCTGGGTCTAACTAATACCTAGGGAGTATAAACGCTCACTAGCTGGGTCTAACTACGCCCTAGGGAGTATAAAGAAACGATAGCGATTGGAGGTTATTATATGGTACAGAAGACTTTTAAAGACACGGTTGCAAGCATAGTCAACGAGATATTACAAGACAACGTTAGATTGTCAATGCCAGCTGTCATAGTCTCTGTGGCTGAGTACCCAACATCTCAAATGATAGATGTTAAACCTCTTGTAAACAACTTATACAAAGACAGGTTGGCTGTAGAGTACCCAATTATATTCAGAGTCCCAGTTGTTCTACTGGGCGGTGGTGGTGCCTTAATATCAGTACCTTTAAAGATTGGCGACATAGTTAAGTTAGATTTTAGTAGGGACAGTCTAGACGAGTTCTTGCAGTCCCGAGGTGATAAGCCAGTTACCCCTAGCACTTTTCGGAGGTACAACTTAACAGATGCTATTGCAACGCCAGCACTACCAACTAACATATCAAATTTAAAACCCAATGCTACGGACTTAGAGATTAAGTTACTGGACAGCTCTGGCGGGTTAAACGCCTCGGTAAAAATGACACCAGAGGGTAACCTAGTAGTCGATGCAAAAACAGACCTCTCTATAACCATAGGCGGGGCTGCTAATATAACAATAGCGGGTAACTGCAACCTAGATGTTAGCGGTGACTGCAACCTAGATGTTAGCGGTGACTGCAACCTAGATGTTAGCGGTGACTGTAACATAGATGCAAGTCAGGTTAATTTGGGTAGCGGGGGCAACGAGATAGCCCGAAAGGGTGATGCTATTAAGCTTATAATACCAACAGGGTCAAGTGCAGGTACTTGGTACGGTGTAGTCCATACAGGTGGTAATAACACCTCAACATAGGTTAAGTTAAATGTCTGGAATAGATATTCTAATAAACCCAGCCTCTCAGGATATAGATTTAACTAACTTTACTATAAGCCTAGTTAAAGACATCGAGACACTGGTAAGGCAGAAGGTAGCAATAACGTTAAGGGCGTTCCGAGGGGAGTGGGTCTACAATGTTTTATTTGGAATACCTTACATAAGTAACACAAACAATAACACCCAATTACTAAGGGCTGGAACAGGTACACAAAGGCTTTTAGATTTTGAAATAAGATCGGCTATATTAAGTAAGGAAGAAATACTAAGAATAGACTCCTTTCAGTCAAATATTAACCCTCAGACTAGGGTTTATACGGTTAGTTTTATAGCTGTGACAGAGGGTGGGCCTATAGTTTTTGACGGTGAAGAGTTGATTGTTTAAGAGGAGCGATTGTGGGATTAACAACTAATGGTTTAGAGATACGCAGGTTACCGGAAGTCATAGCAGACTTGGTAACT